GTTTACTACCCAAAGGAGGGGTGAACATGGAAAAAATCAGAGCAGCGGCTTATTGCAGAGTCAGTACAGATCAGGAATTACAGGACCTTTCCTTCGAGAGCCAGTGTAACTACTATCGCCAGCTGATCGAATCAGATCCTGCGATGGAGCTGGTCGATATCTACGGAGACCATGGCAAGTCGGGAATGCACATCGATGGCAGGCCGGAGTTTCAGAGAATGATCGACGACTGCAAAGCAGGAAAGATCGATCTGATCTATTCGAAATCTGTGTCCCGCTTTGCAAGGAACCTTTCGGACCTCCTGAAGACGCTCCGGGTACTGAAGGGCATGAATGTGTCCGTTGTCTTCGAAAAGGAAGGACTTGATACCAGAAGCGCAGCCTCAGAGCTGATGCTTGGAATCCTTGGCACCATTGCGCAGGAGGAGAGCCACAGCCTTGCCACCAACATGCACTGGGGCAGGGAAGAACGTTTGAAGAAGGGACAGCCTTATGGTGCAGTTTCCTACGGCTACCGGGATCAGGGTAAAGAGCACACCTGGGTGACAGTACCGACTGAAGCGGCACAGGTGAGACTTGCCTTCCGGTTGGCGAGTGAGGGAACACCTTATCAGGAGATTCGGAGGCAGCTGGTTGACCTGCAGAAAGAGGTCGGAGGTGACCGGCGCTGGAGTCAATACAACCTCCACTACCTGCTGACGAATCCCTACTACACTGGGGATTACATGAACAATAAGACGACGGTTATCATCCGGGACCATAAACCGGTCAGGGTGGAGAACGACGGGCTTGCGGACCAGTACTACATCGAAGAACACCACGAGGCACTGGTCAGCCATGAAGATTTTGACTTTGTACAGGATCTACTAAAGCATGGCTTGCTCAATGCCAAACGCTGCAACTTCTCGGATGAGGAGAAGAAACTGCTGGAAGAATGCCAGAGAAGGAGGGAGCTGCATGAGAGAAGTGACGAGGACACAGGCCAGAAGAACAACGAAATCGGAGCCTAAGAAGAAACTCCGTGTGGCTGCCTATTGCCGGGTCAGTACGGATTCTGACCAGCAGGAAATCAGCTTCAACACCCAGGTCGAGGTTTATGAGAAGAGGATTCTGGGAAATCCCAACTGGGAATACGCAGGAGTCTATGCCGATGAAGGTCTCTCCGGGACCAGCGCTGCAAGGCGAGTGGAATTCCAGAGGATGATGGAAGACTGCCGGGAAGGGAAGATCGACAGAATCCTCACCAAGTCCATAAGCCGCTTCGCTCGGAACACGCTGGACTGCATCGAATATGTCCGGGAACTGAAAGAGCTCGGGGTGACCATCCTCTTCGAGAAGGACCATATTGACACTGGCGGCGCTTACTCTGAGATGATCCTGACAGTCCTTGCGGCATTTGCACAGGAGGAATCCAGATCCCTCTCCGAGAACATCAAGTGGGGTGTTCGGAAGAGATTCCAGGAGGGGACAGATCGCTGGATTCCAATTTACGGCTATACCAAAGAAGGCGACGAGAAATACGTCATTGTTGAGGACGATGCAGCGGTCATCCGCAGGATCTTTGATGAATACGAGCATGGCTCTGCTACATCGAAGATCGGAGAGGAACTGGACAAGGCGAAGGTTCCGACTCCGCTGGGGAAAGCGCACTGGGATGCAGCGCTGGTCCATTCCATTCTGGAAAATGTAAAGTACTGCGGAGACATCATCCTCCAGAAGTTCTACACCACAGATCACCTTTCCCATGACTGTGTGAAGAACGATGGCTCAGAGGTCCCGCAGTACTATATCAAGGACCATCATCCGGCGATCGTTACCAGAGAGCAGTACCGGAGGGTGGAGAAGATCCGCCACATGAACAACAAGAAGAATCCTGAGCTTGGCGGGAATTATCCTTATGGTAATCTTCTGAGATGCCCGTTCTGCGGCAGGAAGCTGCACCAGAGCAAGCTCGGCATCTACGGCAATCAGCGAGGATGGACCTGCAAGGGTGAAGACTTCCTCCTCCGATCAGATCTGCTCGACCCGGCGGTGCTGGAATGTTATGAGAAGCTGCCGGTCGAGGAGCTTGCAGATACAGATAATCCGGATGTACAGAAAGCTCTTTATTATAAGAAGAAACATCCGAAATTTTCACAGGTCGACTTCTACTGGGTCGACGATCTGATCGAATCTATCGAGCTTGGAACACACTCTGGGAAAGACGACCACACCGTAACAGTCCACTGGAAATGCGGCCTGACAACAACGGCGGAGACAGACCCGACGAAGATGACAGAATCTCCGCAGGTCCTTTGCAAGCGGTCTGTTGAGAAGCGGAAAGAGCTGCAGGAACGGAAGCTGGAGCTTCGAAGAGAAAAGCTCAGGAAGAAGGAAGATACAAATCAGATTCAGGAAGAGAATATGGATCTGAAAGCGCAGATGGCGGAACTGCTAAAACGGCAGCAGGAACAAGACGAACTGATCAAGAAGTTATTAGAGAAGGCAGGAGCATAAAAACTCCTGTCTTTTTTATTATCCGGAGGTACAGTCATGAAGGTACATGTCGTAAAGAGCACAAGGCATCAGCGGAGGAAACGGGTAGCGGCCTATTGCAGGGTGAGCACCATGGAAAGTTCTCAGGAAGAATCCTACGAGACCCAGAAGGAATATTACGAGAATTACATCCGGTGCCATGACGAATGGGACTTCGCCGGGATCTACGCTGATCAGGGCATTTCCGGTACTAGCGCTGAGAAGCGGCCACAGTTCATGGCATGTGTCGAGGATGCGATTGATGGCAAGATTGACCTGATTCTGGTGAAGAGCATCAGCCGATTCTCCCGGAACATCGTGGACTGTCAGAGCTACGTGGCAAAGCTGAAGAGCTACGGCGTGGAGGTTTACTTTGAAAAGGAATCTCTGAGCACGATGGACCCGACGTCGGGCATGATCTTCTCCCTGATGGGCCTCATTGCACAGAGCGAGAGTGAGTCGATTTCGCAGAACGTGAAGTGGGCTATCCGAAAGCGGCAGGAGGCAGGGACATATGTTTACGGCAGCAACCGGATTCTCGGATATGACACGAAAGACGGTCAGCTTGTACCGAATACGGATGCCTGGATCATCCGCCTTGTCTTTGAAAAATATCTTGCAGGCGATTCCTTTGAGCAGATTGCAAAGCAGGTCAATGACATGGGAGGTCATGCGATGAGGAGCGATAAGCCATTCTCTTCGAAGGAGATTCTCCATATTCTTCAGAATGAAGTTTATGTCGGGGACCGCCTGATGCAGAAGGAGCACCCCATCAATCTGATGACGAAGAAACCAGATCCGCAGGAAGAACTAAAACAGTATTACTTCAAGGATCATCACGAGCCAATTATCGACAGGGAAACGTGGGACCGTGCACAGGCACAACTGCGGCAGCGGAAGGAGCTGACCAAAGCCGGGATAAAATCTGGAGGGGATCACCATTTCCTGTATGGCAGAGTGTTCTGCGGCCTTTGCGGAACACCGATGGTGCGGAGAACTACGTATTTGAAGAATGGCTCATATAAGACATGGTCATGTAATGAGCGAAGGAAGGGATCAAAGGGAAACGGCTGCAAGCTCCGCAAGATAAAAGAGGATGAACTGCTCAGGGAAATACAGCAGCAGATGGGAATCCCTGTAGATCAGCCATTCCCGGAGAGCACTTTCCTCGAGACCGTCAATAAAGTATTCGTTTTCCCAGATCATATCGAGATCGAGTACAAGTAATACCGACAAATCATTCCATCATTTCTGAATATTCTTAAGCACTATAGACGCTGGAGAGTATCCGGCGCTTTTCTCATTTTGTTCCTTACTGACAAAGATTTACCTGCCGCTTGCTATGTAGAAAATATAGTTTTATGGTTTGTTCCAAGCAGAAAATCTAAACAGGCCTGATTCTGCGAAGAAAGGACCGAATGAACTATGTAGACACACGTAAGTACGAACTGCAGGAACGAGAGAGAATGGCAGCGGAGATGATCGGCTGTTACCTAAATGAGCAGGTTCCCGATGAGGTGAGGCGGATTCTCTCTGCAATAGTTATTCCGGGAAGAGAGCAGTGCACGATCGAAGGCCGCAGACTGGCGGAACTGATAGATGCTGCAGCGGAGGATTGCATTCCGTTAGGTGCGGAACCACCCACCAGTGATGTTAGGGCACACCTTATGTGGGGCATGCGGTTGCACAATCGGGAGTTGCTGAACGGCAGGGAGATCGTCCAGAATATGACGACTGATTTTGCTGACCTGCTCTATGATCTGTACCGGAAAAGCTGATAAGGACGCATGCTAAAATAATCAGACAATTTACTTGCTATCTGTGACTGATTACGGTAATGTACGACATGCGCGTAATCTGAAAGAAAGGTGGTGAGCAAATTGAAACCAAGAATCGTAGGGCCTACGAGAGAAACTATTAGACCGGACCAGTAGTGGGAGATGATCTCCTGTTGCTGGTCCTTTTTCTTTTGTAGGAGAAAGACGAATGGAAACGATAGGCCAAAGGCTGATGAGGCTCCGAATGGCTCGGGGATTAACACAGCAGCAGGCAGCGGAATTATTTAAACTGGATCATAGTACGATATCGGCTTACGAAAAGGATACAAGGCTTCCAACGATGGAGACCCTAGTCCTTTTTGCACGAGCATACCATGTCACAACCGATTACCTTCTGGGAATCAAGAACGGCAAAGTTATTAATGCAGACGGACTGACAGAGCGGGAGTATCTAATCATATCCGAGTTGGTTCAGGAACTGATGAGTAAGAATGAGGAACTTACTCACACGAAAAAATAAAGCAGATGAAGTTGCTCAAATCTGGCAGAAAAAGGACAATTTTTGATGGCTTGTTTGAGTAACATGATTTGAAGGAATCCTTTATTTATGCGCTTTCCCGAAGTCAAGTTGCTCAGAAATCAACTTTTTCAAGGGGTGGGCGGTAAAAGGCTTCCAACTTTTGAGTTCTACGATATGTCGAGTTATATCGACCTCTCGTAGAACTTTTTTTGATAGGATTTTTTAATAAGTAAGAATAGCGAGAGAGTGTGGATATTTATGGCTGAGGAGATTTCAACAAAGAAATATTCAGAGGTCCGATCGAAAAAAATCGATTGGCTGTGGTATCCATACATCGCTTACGGAAAAGTCACCCTTCTGGTGGGTGATCCGGGTGATGGGAAATCTACATTCGCTTTGCAAGTTACAGCGATATTAACTGCTGGCAGAAAGTTCCCAACGGGAAATAGAGTCAGAAAACCTATCAACGTTATCTATCAATGTAATGAAGACGATCCTGCTGACACGATAAAACCACGGCTTGTCCGGGCAAAGGCAGATTGTAATCGGGTTCTTTTCTTCAATGATGCTGACAATCTTACACTGGATGATAAACGATTAGAGAAAGCGATTGAAACGTCTAATGCCAAGCTGGTGATTTTCGATCCGATACAGTCCTTTTTATCAGCGGACGCAGATATGGTAAGTGCTGTAAGAATGAGAGCTGTTCTGAACCAGATATCCGAGGTGGCTAAAAGGCAGCAATGTGCAATTCTTCTTATCGGTCATCTTAATAAGTCGGTAGGTGGTAAAGATTTGTACCGGGCACTCGGCAGTATTGATATTTCAGCAGTGGCGAGAAGTGTTCTGATGATCTCGAGGGATGAAGAAACGCCTGAGATCAGATACATGACTCAGATCAAAAACAATATTGGATATGAAGGACCGATCGTATCGTTCAAGCTTACGAAGGAAGGTTTTGAATGGGGAGAGGTGATTTCGAAGACATCTCAGAATGACGAAAAAGAATCCAATGCACCAATTGATGTAGCCAGAGCTGCAATTACGTCACTTATCCAAGATGGTGAAGTGTCATCGAATGATCTGTTTTTACATCTGGACTCGCTAGGATTATCGAGATCTACTACCCGTCGTGCAATAAAGGATCTTGGGCTGGAGTCAAAGAAACACGGGAAGGTATGGTATTGGCAAACCGCAACCAATTCAGAGTCAGGTAATAATTCGAAGAAAGGAGACTGATTATGGGACGAAATAGAAATACACAGAAGCAGCAGAAAAAGGAAAAGATCCGCAGGAAGATTCAGAACGCTGATACGAAAAATGTTATTGTCATTCCGGCTAAACCAAGGGATATGACGGGTCCGGATGCGCATCTGAAAAGGGTGGCAGCGTACTGCCGCGTGTCTACAGATGAAGATACACAGACCACCTCCTTCGAGCTGCAAAAGAAGGAATACACCAGAATGATTTCCAATACGGAAGGCTGGAAGCTGGCTGGCATTTATGCAGATGAAGGCATTTCCGGCACTTCCATAAATCATCGTCTGGGCATGCAGCAGATGATCGAGGACTGTAAAGCTGGAAAAATCGATATGATCATCACAAAGTCGATTTCCAGATTTGCCAGAAATATTGTGGACTGTTTGAATACAATCGAGATGTTGAGGAATCTGCCGAATCCGGTAAGTGTCGTATTTGAGACAGAGCATCTGAATACTGGCGATGAAAGTGGCCGAATGATACTGGCTATCCTTTCTACCATTGCAGAGGAGGAAAGTCATACAAAAAGCCGGATTATGAACTGGTCGCTCGATCACAGGTTTAAGAATGGAATTTGGCTGACTCCGCCTCTTTATGGTTATGACAAAGATGAGGAGACTGAGAAGCTTGTTATCAATCCGGAGGAGGCAAAGGTAGTGAGGCTTTGCTTTTTCCTGTATCTGAACGGCTTTAATTTCAAATCAATCGCGGAGACTCTGACAGCGTTGGGAATCAAGACCTATACGGGTAAAGATACCTGGAGTTCATCAACAATCCGGCAGATGCTTTCAAATGAGCGTCATTGCGGGGACATCTTGGCAAGGAAAACGTTCACTCAGAGTTATCTGGATCATAAGGTGAGGAAGAATAACGGTGAACGGCAGAAATATTTTGGCGAAGATGATCATGAGGCGATTGTAAGCCGCCAGATCTACCGTGCCGTCAACAAGAAAATGCAGGTGGATAAGTCAGCAAGGAACAATTCTCCAATGCCTTCTCTAAGTGTAATTGATGAAGGAATCCTCAAAGGGTATGTTCCGGTAAACAGCCGCTGGGAAGGAATTACAGAAGATGAATTCTTGGAGGCGACGAACACTGTGATCGAAAAGATAGATGTGTCTCCTGCTGAGTCGGATTCTTTCACAATCGATGATTATGAAGTGGTTTCGGCTAACTTCTTCTATTCAGTGGACCAGATGAAGCTGACAATCAACCATGGTGCGATATCTTTCAACGTAGCCTGCATGAAGAAATTTGAAGATGTGGAATACGTCGAGATTCTTTTGAATTCCGTAAATCAGTGCATCGCAATCCGGCCGTGCAGCAAAGACAATCCAAATGCTATCAAATGGGGACGGTTAAAAGGGAGCCGCTGGTACAGTGCAACAAGATCGTGTCGAGGCCTGATAAATCCGATCTTGTCTCTTATGAATTGGGACGCTCTGAACAAGTACAGGCTGACAGGGCAGTTCTTCTCACAGGGAGACAATAAGCTGCTTCTTTTCAGTCTGAGAGATCCTGAGGTTATCCCGTTCGATATACCCAGTGATAGCACAGAGGAGAATGCAGATGTCGAGCAGCAGGCAGAGGATGAAGAGATTGCCGCTGGCCGTTCTGAGCAGGAAGAAGCAACTGCAGAGGACGAGAACATTTCGTTCGGCAGACCGGCAAAATTTGGACGTGGGCTACTGCTGGAGCGTCAGCCGTATTACGGTGATTGGGAAGTCCTCCGTCCGGCGACTTTCTATAAATACTGTGCGGACATTACACCTGAGGAGATGGATCAGGTTAAAAAGGAAGCTATGGAATTATTGACAGAATTAAAGGAGGCTTAATGTGACATGGAAACCACCCAGGTAGATGGAATATATTATTCTGATGAGAAAGCAGCCGCAATAGCAGCGAGTTTTAGTTATGACAGCTTTCAAATTGTCCGGAGGGAGATGTTCGCGCATCTGGGTGTTCCGGCTGTTACGATCCGGAAGGATAGCATCACCTTTAATACTGCCTGTATCAATGGGTTTGAGGATGTTGTTTATATTCAGATCTTGGTAAGCGCAAACCAGAAGCGGATTGCCATTCGCAAATGTGATGAGAATGATAAAGATGCTCTGCGCTGGTGTATTGCCAAGCCCGACAAGCGAAAAACAAGGAAGATCGTAGGTAAGAAATTCTCGGCCATGATCTATCAGATGATGGGGTGGGATGACACCTGCAGATATAAGATCACCGGCCACAGAATCGAGTATCAGGGAGAGCCTTTGTATGTCTTTGAATTGCAGGAACCGGAGATATTCCGAGAGCGTCCGAAGCGAACGAAGGAAGAGCAGGAAGAACTGGCAAAGGACATGACACCGGAGGAGCTGGAAGCGTTACGGAAACGTGAAATCGCTGAATCCAGGAAGGCTTTCTTCCCTGCGGATGCTGCTAATACGTTCGGAGTTCCAGTCGAAGAGCACGAAAACCGACCTAACTTCGGCAATCCAAACGCTTATGTCGGTATGAATGCCTTTGCAGAAGGAGGACCCGATGACAGACAATGAGATCAGGCACAATGGGGTATCCTTCTCCCTGAAGCGGGGGAGGACTCTTATTTATCGTGCAACTATCCGGGAATTGGATAATCCGGAGTGTATACGATTCCTTCTCAGCAGGAAGCAGAAAAAGGTTGCAGTGCAGGTCTGCGAAGTAATCGATAAAGATTCTTTTAGGGTGCCTGACTTTTCCTCTGACAAGAAAATTCAGTATGAAATCAGCAGCATGAACTTCCTGAACATTATCTATGGGATGATGAACTGGGACCCGCAGAAGGCCTATCATCTGCGCGGATATCTTGTGCCTAAGTACCGGCTGGTGCTGTACGATTTAACAGAGGCAAAAGCAATCAAGGAAGAGGAATTTGTAGATCCGGAGTCAGGCGGCGAATCCTCATCATTGCTTTGATCTCAATCAGTTCGTTTTCCAACAAGCATAGGTCATTTTCTGTGATCTTCCAGAATTCTGGAGGGTCTATTAAGTGACGGAGCGTTTCTTCCACGTTGGTTATCAGGCTTGAGATGACGGGGTCAATGGTGGCCGTATATTTTTGTCCATCGATGATCACGTCAAAGATGTTCTTGTTGAGCAGGGAGCCCGCGAAATAATGAGCCAGTGCGTATGGATCGAACTCTTCCATGGTGACTGATTGATCGAGCAGTTCCTGAAGGTTTACCGCCATCGGAGTATTGTTTTCTGCCCTGCAGATCTTTAAGAACATAGCCTCTGCGGCGAACTCACTCCAGAAGATGGCGGACATCTTTGGACTGTTGATTTTGGACACCACATGGCCTAATTCATGCCAGTAATGGTGGTTGAAAAGCTGGCGGTATTTTCCGGGAGAGGATTTGCTGTAATCGACCTGACTTCTGACGATGAATATTTCATTCTCGGGAGTCGTGAACATGATCGATCTGGGGTTATCAGGGTATTCGTTAATGATGTGGTATGGAGGATCTTCTGGCAGCGGATAGTACTTTCTGAAAGTCTCCAATGCCGGAGGAATCCATGCCCGTATTTGCTTTTGCGTTATCATGGCTATCCCCTTTTTACTTTCCATTCTAGCACCTGGAGATTTCGAAGGATAGGGCTTATGGCAGAAGAAAATAACGGATTTCTCCGCGAAAGAAGGATGGCAATGCATCTCACACAGCAGGCAGTGGCGGACAGAGCTGGCATTTGCCTACAGCAGTATCAAAAGCTAGAATACGGAGAACGTGATCTGAATAATGCCTCGTTCTGCTTAGCTGTTAGGATTTTGGAGGCTCTTCAAATAAATGTTTCAGATTACCTTCGAGGGGATTATACTGAAGTAACAAAGAGCCCCAGAGAGGAGTTGACGGGAATGGACACGGGAAATGTAAAATATTATCTGCTTCATTTCGAGGTCGAAGAATCCTATATGAGCAGTGTTAATAAGGTCCTTCAGGCAGCTAATCTGACCTTTGAAGAGGCTTTCAAGGCAGCAGTCGAATACTATGGTGAGCACCCAGATGAGCTAAAAGAAGCGGCAGAGAAGTGTAAAGGGGAGCCGGAGATTGTTACCAACGCTTGCTTTATCCCCGTTCATGAAGGAGAGACAGAGGCAGCGGCCATAGAGGCAGCAATGAAGATAGATCAGTGAACTGAATAACAACGATTACTCAGCGGACCAGTGGGAATTATCCTGCTGGTCTTTTTTTATGCCTATCAATCTTTTATGAACAAAACTTGGTCTCGTGGAAATGAATGAATTGAGCGAAAAATTAAGAAAATTGCCCGACGGGTCAAACAACAACATATAGGAGACCGAAAATTCGAACCACAATATATGGTAGAGACTATTCCGCTGGTGAGAATATTGGACGCGTACCGCTCGAGGGAAAATATTGTTCATGAAAGATAGTACCGAAGGAATAGCGGAAGGACAGACGACCGCAAGTAGCAATGAGCCCGGAAAGCCTTGAAATTGCTGAGGTTTTGATGATGGACGGTTGAGAAGCGTCGATTATGAACAGGTAAATCTTTTATGAACAGTACAGGTTTGGGTACGAGAAAGAGGGAGAGAGTAGGTAGCTATTGTGGACGACAAATATTCGGTCTTAATGTCCGTTTACTACAAAGAAAAACCTGAATATTTGCAGCAGAGCATTGAGAGTATTCTCAATCAGACCGCGCCCACAGATGACTTCGTACTGGTCTGTGACGGACCTCTCACCCCGGAACTCGATTCTGTTATTAGCAAGTATACCACACTCCACGTAATCCGGCTCAAGGAAAATGGGGGCCTGGGAAGGGCACTTAACGAGGGCATGAAACACTGCCAGCACGATCTTATTGCTCGTATGGACTCTGATGATATCAGCAGGCAGGATCGCTGCGAGAGGGAGTTAGCAGTCTTCCGTGATCACCCAGAAGTGGACATCGTCAGCGGAACGATCGAGGAGTTCATCACTTCACCTGATGAGGTGTACAGCCGAAGAGTCCTGCCGGAGAAGAGTGCGGAGATTGTCGAGTTCGCCAAGAAGCGCAATCCATTCAATCACCCGTCTGTCATGTACCGGAAGTCAGCAGTGGAAGCCGCTGGCGGGTACAAGGACTTCTACCTTCTGGAGGACTACTTCCTGTGGGTCCGCATGCTGCTCAATGATAGTAAAGGCTACAACATTCAAAAGCCGGTGCTCTGGATGAGAGCTGGGAGTGATCTGTATAAAAGGCGTAGCGGGTTGGAATACGTGAAGTCGGAGAAGAAGCTGTTCACCTACATGCTGACGAGAGGGTTTATCAGTAAGGGTGAATACAGTCGAGCAGTAGTAAGCAGGACAGCAGGAGCTATGGTGCCAAACTGGCTGCGGAGTGTGTTGTATAAGAGGATGTTGAGAGGATAGGGAGAGTATTTTCTGTGAAATATACTGACGATCAGCTTCATAAACTTCAAGATACTGAGCTTGAAATATTACAAGAAATTATTCGTGTGTGTAATGCAAACAACATTACATACTTTACCGTTGGTGGAACGACTTTGGGAGCAATTCGTCATAATGGTTTTATCCCTTGGGATGATGATATCGATATAGGGATGATGAGAGATGACTATGAGAAGTTTCTTTCAATTGCAAAAACAGAATTAGCGGAAGGCTTTTCATTGACATACTATTATACGGATCCAAATTCACCAACATATTACGCAAAAGTACGTAAGGATGGCACAAAATTTGTCGAGCCATATACCAAAAATATAAAAATGCACCATGGCATTTTTGTCGATATTATGCCATACGATTTTGCTCCTGAAGATAAAAAGGAGAGAAAGAAATATTATCGTCGAATCTATTTTTGGAATCAATTATATATTGCAAAGACTGTTTGTGTTGCATCGATGATTGAAACTAAAAATCAGAAAGTTATATCGGTGGCTAGGCACATTCTGCACTTCGTTTTGGCTCCAGTTTCAAAAAAGTATTTATATGAGAAAACAGATAAAGCGTTAAGGCGATATAACAAAAAAAATACTCGATGTGTATCGTCAAGAGGATTGGCAAATTTTGAATCGGAAATAGATGATTTGTTACCTACGACAGATCATGAATTCTCTGGGATATTAGTTAAGATTCCACGAAATGCGGATAAGTTATTACGCATTCAGTATGGCGATTATATGAAATTGCCGCCTTTGGATAAAAGATATGGACATGCTCCATTGTTATTGAAGTTCTGAAAGGATAGCAAAATTATGATCATTGGTTATACTGCAGGAGTTTTTGATTTATTTCATATTGGGCATTTGAATCTACTTAAGAATGCTAAGGGAATGTGCGATAAGTTGATTGTTGGAGTTACTACGGATGATTTGGTCTCATATAAGGGAAAGCATTCTATGATTCCATATGAGGATCGTTTAGAAATCGTACGATCTATTAAATATGTAGATGCTGTTGTACCGCAGTCTGATATGGATAAGCTAACCATGTGCAAGAAATTAGGGGCAACAATATTATTCGTTGGGGACGACTGGTATGGAACTGATAAATGGAATAAATACGAAGAAGAGTTTTCAAAGGAAGGAATTAGAATAGTTTATTTCCCGTATACTAAGGGAATTTCATCAACAAGAATTACAGCAGCATTGAAGAATGTCCGCGGTTGGGTAGACGGTGAGAACGAAAATGACAAAGGACATATTAATGAGTGATTCAAAACTTGTTGTAGACAAACCTTACTGTATGAGCTCTTTCCTCATGTATAGAAGAGTTGTTGATCAACAAAAATGTTTTGTCAAAAATGAGAGACCAAAGTCCATATCATTGGAATGGAAGAAAATTCCTATTTACACAGCACAAGAATTGGAGAATCATCTTCGTCTAAGAGTACAGGAAATCACAAAAAATGGAAGTGCTGCGCTTGCTTTATCTGGTGGAATAGATTCTGCTATTCTTGCTAAATTTATGCCAAAGGGATCTACGGCATATACTTTTAAATGTGTAGTGGATGGTAAAGAAGTAACAGATGAATCCATTCAGGCAGAAAAATATGCAAGAGAATGTGGTTTGAAACATAAAATAATAGAGATGCATTGGTCAGATATGGAGCGTACAGCCCCTATTCTTATGAAGCATAAAAAAGCCCCTATGCACTCTATTGAGACGCAGATTTATTTAGGCGGTCTTGAAGCAAAGAAAGACGGGTTTTCGTCAATAATCTATGGTGAGTCAGCTGATGTTAATTATGGCGGTCTTAGTAATATCCTATCCAAAGATTGGACAACAGGAGAATTTATAGATCGCTATGCTTATTTAAAGCCGTGGTATGTTTTGAAGAATCCTATGGTGGATTTTAGTCCGGTTCTTGACTATGTCAACAATGGGTATGTGGATGTACATAAGTATTTGAGCCGTTTTGATATTATTGAATCCCTAAATTCATACTACAATGCTTGTGAAGTGGCAGGAATAAAGTTCGAGGCTCCTTATGCCGATACGTATTTGGCTACTCCATTGGATTATAAGAGGATTCGAGAAGGAGAAAATAAATATTTAATTAGGGAAATATTCCAGAAATTATATCCAGGGTGGGAAGTGCCCAAGAAGATACCGATGCCTAGACCGATGGACGAATGGTTGGCTAATTGGGAAGGACCAATTCGGTCAGAATTCATTCAAGGCTGTCAGGAAAAACTCACTGGGGATCAAAAATGGTTGACATATAGTCTTGAAAAATTTTTGGACTTGATAGATCAAGAAAACTCTTAATTTTACTATCTCTAAATAGCAGAAAGCGAGAAAACCATGGTTGATAAGAATTATTGCATGAGTTCATATATGGCGTTTAGGTTCATTGAAAGAGATGACAAGGAATTCTATGACAATATGCATCATAGAAGATTCATCAGACCAAGTGAAAATAACAAACATAAGGTGTACTCTGCGAAAGATATAGATAGTTGCTTGACTGGTTTTTTGAGGCACAGTTTATTGACAAGAAAAAGGGTCTCCTGCTTTCTGGAGGGATGGATTCAGGAATATTGGCATCTTATATGCCGGGATGTGACGCCTATACGTTCAGATATTTAGGCGGCGATTTATTTAAAGATGAGCTGGCCCGCGCAGAATTGTTTGCACGAATCAATGGGCTGAAATTGCATTATGTTGATATTGATTGGAATACGACTGTTGAAGGCTATTTGGATAAGATAATGATAGCTAAAGGGGAACCAGTTCATTCCATAGAACCGCAGATTATGCAGGCGGCATGCAATGCTTTAAATGATGATATAGATATCATGATTATTGGTGCTGGAAGTGATGATGTCTTCGGTGGAATTGATAAACTATTGTCTAAAGACTGGAAGTACGATGAATTTAAAAGAAGATTCATGTACACAGATCCAGATATCGTACTTAATGATTCGGTAGATATGGATTATGCATTTAAACCATGGAAGCGAAATATTGATAATATCGATTATATGGGCTTTCTAGATGCAAATAGTACACTAGAGACAGACTTATCTTTCTACAATGCTTTTCTAACGGCAGGATTAGATTATTTTGATCCCTATATTATGATGGAGATGGGAGAACCACTTGATCTTTACAGAATTAGGCACGGCGAATCTAAATATCTAATTAGGGAGCTCTTTAGAATGAAATATCCAGAGATACCGGTTCCTGAAAAGCTACCGATGCCTCGACCAGTCGATCTGTACTTCCAAAATTGGCAGGGACCAGTACGCCATGAGTTTAAGAACAACTTGAATATGGACGCTTTTACCGGTAATCAAAAATGGCAGATGTGGTGCCTGGAGAGATTCTTGAATTTAATGGAATAAGAAATCTATTTTGTTAAATTGATAGCACCATAATCATATGATAACGAACATATTAGCATATAAATAAATTCAGTATACATGGTTTACACTAATGAGGATAAAACATGTTGGTAACAGTTTTAATGTCAACATATAACGGAGAGAAATATCTTAGAGAGCAGCTTGATAGCATAATAAAACAAGAAAATGTTGACCTTCGAATTGTTGTAAGGGACGATGGATCTAGCGATGGCACAGTAAGCATACTAGATGAATATTCAAAGAAATACAAATTTATTTCGTATTATAAAGGATCACAAAACTTAAAACCTTGCAAATCTTTCTTAGAGTTAATTCGGTCAAACACCGATTCAGATTATTTCGCGCTTTCAGATCAAGATGACATTTGGGATAGGGATAAATTGATTACTGCAATAAGATTTTTACAGGCTCAGGATCAAACTATGCCCGCACTTTATTTCTCAAATCTTAGAATTGTTGATGAGAATAATAAATATTATAGAAACTCGCATGATGTGCCTAGAAACTTGAATAATAAATATAATGCATTAATAGCAACAGCGGCTACAGGGTGCACAATTGTTTATAATAAAAAACTCGCAGAAATTGCAAATAGGGTGAA